TGATGTAGCCGAGACCGACGTACTGCTCCGCGAGGGCGGTCTTCGCGTCGGCCGGGAGTGCGGTGCCGGTGGGTGCGACCCAGATGTAGCCGGAGCGGTCGGCGTCCGCGAACGGCTTCGAGAAGGTCACATTCTTGCTGTCCTGCTTCTTGCCCATGAGAGGTTATCCTTTCGAGATGTTGGGTTGGTTGGCTAGAGACGACGGAGGAATTCCTGCAAGGCGGTGTAGCGCCAACGGTTTGCGGCTGCATTCGGATGCGAGTTACTGCCGGAAATCCGGAACTGATTGTCACGCAACGACTTCGCGGTTTCGCTCAGAGTGATTCCCGAACCGCCTCGTCGCCCGCTAATATTCAGGCTCACCTGCGGGTCGCCGCCGAGGTCGAGCCACGGGACGCCCCAGAACTTGCAGATTTCAATGAGCGCGTTCGCATAGGTTTCGGTCATCCAAGCGTCGGGGATGATGACACCAACCTTGGCGTTCGGTCGATTCGTGAGAATCCACTCCAATACAGTGTTGTAAGCGCCCCACATGGTCGTATTGGTGGAGTCCGCGCTGGTGCCAAGTGTTGACGGTTCGTTGGCGATGTCAACCTCGTTCAGTCCGAACTGTAGTGTCAGATAGTCGGTATCCTCGGGAATGGTGAGGTAGCGGTCCACGCTGAACGGGTTCGACGCGCCGGACACGTTTGTCATGTCGCTTCCACCGATGGCATCCTTGGTGAACTTCATGTTGTTGTACTTGGCAACAAGAAAGTTGGCCGTCAACGGTTCGCCGGTGGCCTTGTCGATGTCGGTTACATAGGAACCGGCGGTGAAACTGTCGCCGCAAGCATGGTAATGCTTGCCCCAGAGGGGGTTGCTGGCTTCAAGCATCGCAATGACCGAAGAGAAGCCTCCGATGATTTCAGTGGAGAACGTGGGCTGCGTCTCGCTGTCGGTGAGAAGAACGATGGTGTCTCCATCGTCCTCGAATGCCGGAACGGTCACGGTAGCGGAGTCGTCGCCGGTGAATGCTCCGTCAACACCGGTATCGCAAACCTCGCCGGTGCCGTTGGTGTATTCGTATGAATTGTTCCGGCCGTAAATGATGGCAACCTGAAGACCGTCAATATCCACGGCACCGGCGGCGTTGACCCAGAGCGCAACGTGCGTCAAACCGCCGGTGGCACCAATCGTGGTTCCGACGCTCGGGCCCATGTGAGACGCCACATACTCGTCATCCCAAACGGCGATACGGCAATTGGAGGGGAGCTTCTTGTCGAAGTAGAGGTAGAACCCGTCAGGGAGGCAGATTCCATTGTTCGTGAGAAGCGGAGCCAACTCAACCACTGCGCCGACATTCCCCTCTGCGGTTCCGTGAACATTCAGGCCGTTCGGCGTGAACTCGTAGGTGAGGCCACTAACGGTGCCGGAACCGGAAGTGGGCATCTTCACGATGTTCTGGCCGGAAGCGAGTAGCTTCTTGGGGAACGCGCCCTCGCCGCTCATGGTCACATTGAGGGACTTGTTGGATACGCCTTTGAGAATATTGCCGTCGAGCTTGACGGTTGGAATGCTTTCCGACGCCCCAAAGATGGCATCGTCCATCGCGTTCAACTTGGCGGCGGTAATCGTCTGACCATCCGCCCAATTCTGCTTCGTATAGGCCATTATAAAACCGCCTTTCCGACAATGGCCTTGCCAACGATATTCGTAGTGTCACCACCAATGGGCGGGCGTGCGGTAACAGTCACGCTCACCGCATCCGTGAAACCGCCGTCGTTCGTCCGAACGGTCACGGTCACGGGACTGGTGGTGGGGGCGACGCCGGTGATGGTCGTACCGTTGGCGGCGACCTTACCGGGGTCGGAGGAAGAGATACTGTAGGTCTTATCCGTAGCGTTCGACGGTTTCACCGTGACCGTAATCTGCTGGCTATCACCCTCGGTCAAGGAGAGTGAATCCGGTTCGACGGTCACACTGGTGACGTGGACGGTCGGGTCGATTACGGTCATCGTATGGTTCGCGGTGAACCCGTTATCCTTGGCGGTGATGGTGACGGAACCGGCTTTACGGCCCGTCACCTTGCCCGTCTGGTCTACGGTCGCATTATCGTTGCTTGCTGACCATTGAACCATCAGTACACCGCCTTGGTTTTCAGTTGCACGGTTTCACCGACTTTGATGGTTGCGGGGGCTTCGCTACCGTCACTGCCGGTGATTTCGATACCTGTCTGCCCCGTCAGTCTTTTGGGTGGGTGACGGCGGCGAACTTGTTCGTACCGCCGAGGAAGCCCCAGCCGATAGCCACCTCGGTGCGCAGCATCACCTTGTTGACCGCGCCGAGGTCGCCTTCAGCGTTGTTGTCCGGGTTGCCGGAGTCGAACACTTCGATGCCGCCCAGCGGGATGGCACCCCACAGGAAACGGTTGCGGAAGTCACCGAAGATGCCGTCCAGCGCCTTGTTGGCCAGCTTGCCACTGTTGGTGGCGGCGGTCGTGTCGGCCATCGTGTTCGAGGCGGCGATGGTCACGCCACCCAAGCTCACAATGTCACCGATGAGCGGAATCTGCGTGGCGTACTCGGCCGGGGAGCCGATGGTGGTCTTGCCGTCCGCCATCGCGGTGAGGAAGCCGGAGTTGGCGACGCCCTGAGCGGACGTGTCGCCCTGAGAGGCAATCTGCCGCACGGCTCCACGGAAGGCGTCGGCGGCTTCAGCGCCGGTGCCCGGAGTGTAGTCGATGTTGACGGCCTTGTCGAGCAGATAGCCGTTGACGCGGGCTACGTTGGACACGGCCTTGGTGGCCGGGTTGACGCCGTACACGGCGACGTAGTCCACGGCGCGGCTGATGGCGCGGTTCACGTAGTGACGGTACTGTTCGAGGATGCCAGCCTGATACGGCTGGGCGAGGATGGAGTCGAGCATGGTCTGCGGCTGGCCCGCGCGGAACACGTTCGCGGTCGGGGTGTAGCCGTCCACGCCGAACAGGCTGAGGAACTTCTTCGGGAAACGGTAGGAGATGTAGAAGGTGATGGGCGTGATGGTGACGTGGCCGTTGGTCGCGTCGTTGGAGGACTTCGTCTTCTCCGCGGCCTCGGCGTTGGTAGCGCCTTCACCGAAGATGCCCATTTCGCCGGTGAAGCTGATGGTCTGAATCTCACGGCCCACAAGGTCGAGCGGGGTCGGGTTGGCGATGCGGACGAGCGCACCGGCTCCCGGCTGTTCGGACACGAGGGTTCGGTCGATGAAGCCGGGCTTGAGGTCGATGGTTGCGAGTGCCATTGATGCTCTTTCCTGTCTGAGGTGGATGTTGGTCGCGTATTGTTCACGGCGCGTCCGCCTCGACCGGAATTCGTGTACGGCTTCCGTGGGCCTCGACCCTCCATTGTCGCCGGAGGTTGGCGGTGTGAAGTTCAAGGTGCGGCGGGATGGGTCTGCGGCACAGACCGGTTAGGGGTCAAAGCCATCCCGCCAAACACCAGTATATCACACGTCTACCATATTCGCGTCGCCTTCCTCGTGTTCCGTGGCATCGGATTCACGAGGTTGATGCCCTTCGCACGGTTGCATTTGAAATGCGCGGGCACCAGATTCTCCATACGGTCGGAGCCTCCCGCCTCGCGGGGTATCACATGGTCGGCGGTGAACGCGAGCGGCGAATACGGGTTCTTGGTACGCCAGTCGAACGGCATCCCGCAATAATAGCAGGGCGCGTTGTTGATTTTCGCACGCCGTCGCAGTATCTCACGGTTGTTCTTGTACAACCGGCTGTCGCCATGCCTGCTCATACCGTCACCGTCCTCGGATGGCGTTCGCGCGGCTTGTTGACGCTCCTGTACCATGCGGCCTCGCTGACCGCCTTCAACCCGGAGATGGTCTGCTGTTGGCGGATGGGCGCGAACTTCCACATGTCGCCGCTCTTCGTCTTCTGCGCGTTCCGCGTCTCCTCGGTCAACTGCACGTTGTCCGTGTGTTTGAACCGGCCTTCGTTCAACAGGTCGATGAAACCCTGCTGGCTGGCGAGGAACTCGTTGCCGGTCAGTTGGACGACGTTCACGCCCTTGGGGAGGATTTCCCGGATGGGATTGTTCAATCCGCCCGCGTCGAGGATGAGCGTCGTGCCGCGCGGCTTGGATGAGAGTTCGTCGGCCACCCAGTTCCACGGGTCGGTCGTGGGTTTCTCGTCCACGATTTCCCCGATGATGCTCTCCCATTTCGCGTGGTGTTCGGTGCCTATCGTGCTTTCCTCGCTCATCGCGCTCACGGCCAATGCGAGCAGGCTGTTGACCGGGTCGAAGGTGAGCGCGTAGACGAGCGTGCCGCGGTCGTGCGGCAGGTCGCTGTACGCGCTCTCCCACACGCCCGCGTCGATGGCTGGCGGGATGCTGTCAGCCCACCATAGTCCGAGGTCTTGGATGCGCATGTCCATGACGCCGTTCGGGCCTCCCTGTTTGGCGATGGCCACGTCGGTGAGGAAACTCTCGCGGGGTATCACGTCCGGGTAGAGCGGGTTGGTGAGCGACCATAGTTCCTCGTCCTCGATGTCGGCCATCTCGTCATCGATGCCGTAGCGGAGCGCGTACACCATGTCATCCTGCATGGCGCTGTCGATGAGCGTGTTGAACGTGTCTCCGATGGAGGTTTGGAGGAACGGGGTGCCCGTGTATACGATGAGCTGCATCCTACGGGTTTTGAGGGTTTTCACAATCATCGCCTCGTAGTCGCTTTTCAATTCCTGCGCCTCATCGAAGATGACGAGGTCGAACGTGCCGCCCATGCCAGCGCCCGTGTTTTTGCGGGAACGGAATTTGACGAACGCGCCGTTGTTCAATACGAGCTGTTCGCGTCCCATCGTGGTCGCGTGCGATTTGACTTCGCCGCGCAGTTCCGGGTTCGCGTCGATGCTCGACCACACGTCCTCCAAGATTTTGTTCGCCGCGGCGGCCTCGTGGGCGGTGACCATGACGTTCAGGCCGAGGACGTACAGGTAGTAGAGGATGATGGCGGTGAGAATCTTCGTCTTGCCGTTCTGTCGTGGCGCGTTCATGGCGACGCGCTTGTATTTCCAAGTGCCGTCCTTGTTGCGTTTGAACGCGTCGTTGAGGAAATGCACTTGGAAGGGGAGGATGTGGTTGCCGCGTCCTCCCCAATCCATGTATTCCGAGGCGAACACGGCCACGTCGCTTCGGGGTTTGACTGGTGTCCTCCAGTTCGGGTTCGTTTCAAGCATGAGTGTTATACCACCTGATAGTCGCGGAGGATGGACGAGTCCAAGCCCTTGCCGTAGGCGTCACCGATGCTGGCGATGTCGCTCGCGGTCTGCGGGAACGCCATCTCCCATTCGAGTTCGACGCCGAGCGCATGGAATACGGCGGTCACATCCTGTTTGATGATGTACGTGTTGCTGACGAACGATTCACGGTTCGAGATGAGCGACTGGGTGGTGCTGCCCAATGTGTCGAGGATTGGCGCATCCTGCGGGGGGAGGCCGGTGCTCATCATGAACTCCTGCAACGTGGTCTGCTGGAGGACGCGAATCTGCTCGTTGCTCCACTGTGCGAGCCGTCCCGGTTCGGGGCGGAGGACGGTGGAATTGTCGTCGTTCGCGTCGAATTTCGTCCAGTCGGCGGGGTTCCGGTTGGGGTCTTTGACGATGCTTACGTCGGGGCTGGTGCCGGAGACGACGTTGGTGGGCACGGTGATGTCGGGCAGGCTGTTGTCCACGAGCATGTCGAGGCTCCACGCGCGTGTGGCGAGCATGACGGCGTCCGTGTTGATGGGCGGCTGGCTGAGCTTCAACCCGCGGATGCTGGTGTCGATGGGGTTGCCGTCCGCATCCATGAGGCGTCCATCGTAGGCGACGCTTTCGACCTGTTCGGGCGGTTCGAGCGTGGTGGCGCTCAGCGGGATGGGGTCGCCGTCCTGCATGATGAAATACGCGGGGTCGCCTTCCAATGCTTCGCGGATGATGGTGACGAACCCGCGTTTGCCGATTGGGCTGAAGTTGATGACGCGGAGACGCTTGCTGTAGCCGTTCTTGCAGATGCGAATCCACGGTAGTTCGAAGTCAGGCATTCTTCTGCTCCTTCTGGCGTAGTTTCTGTAGGGTTGTGGATGGTTTGCCGGTTTCGGCCTTGCGACGGCTGATGCTCGTGTCGGTTTTCACGGCCTCGTCATAGTTCTTGGTGGCGGCGATGAGCGTGTTCATGAACCGCAGGTACGTGTTTTCGGCCATCGCGTAGTTGCTGCGGGCTTCCGCGACCTGCATCTGGTTGTCCTCGGTGACGGGCATCATGCTGATGCTTTTCCAATCACCCATGTCCTTATAGGCTGTGTCGAGGATGCCGTTGATTTGTTCCATGCGTTTCTGCAACGCCTGTTCGGTCATTCCGTTTCGGGGCACTTGTCCTCCTTGCGTCGGCTGGTGATGCGCTTGTAGTGTTCGAGGATGCGCTTGATGCGCTCGCGGGCTTCGATGTTGCGTAGCGTCCGGTGCGTGTGGCTCATGTATGTTTTCATTCACGTGTCTCCTTTCTCACGTAGATGCGGCAGTCGCAGCCGTCGTGTTTGGCCCACACGCCGTAGGCGTTCGCGTCATACGGGTCCCATACGCCGCACCGTTCCAAACACCAGTCGCACGTGTATGCGCCTTCCGCTTCACGCACGACTTCGGTGATGTCGCCTTGGATGGCTGCCTGTTGGACGGCTTCGGTCATGGGTTGTTC